CCATACCATCGACCACATCAGGTTGCACGCTACCATCGTATGCGGACGAACCAACGCCATATGGTGTGGTAGGTGCGGTGGAATTGAAATCAAGCGCAGAAGATCGAACGACTACATTGTCAAGCTTTGACAATTCAAGTAAAGCCGCATGCCATTTGGAATCGGTGTCAATTGGTTTGCGGTTGGTTTGCCATCCGCGAGTAGGCAACCAATGAGAAACCATAGGTGTGGCCTTGCACACTTCAATGATGGCCATGATGTATGAGAGGTGAAACATATCACCGCTATCATGCCATCGAAAAAATGGTGTGGCGTGTTTGCCTTTAGTGCTGACCTTAACGATGTTGGCCGTCATCGTATCAATCCACAATTGTGGATTATGCTTTAACAGATACTTTGTCCATACAAGCCGCAGCCATTGAGCATCGGCTACGTTGTCCATGCCGTACCGATTTAACATGGCATAGCATGAACCGCATATCGTACCGTCCCCATATACTGCGGATGGACATGTATGTCCCGCTGGAATTGACCAGCTAAAACATGCCATGTCATGAGTCTTACTTAGGAGTGATGTGGTGTGCGTGACACCATCGGTATCGATGATGGACAATTTGTTATTGGTGGCGGTGGCTGCGGTGGCGGTGGGTGGTGTGGTGTGTGTAGTGTGTGTAATCATGTTTAATGTCTCCGTTGGTGGTGTATGTCATGCTGGCCACATCGGCCATACCATCTATACAATATATCGGCCATCGGTGGTACTGTCAATATGTATTTTAATAATACCACCGCCACCGCAGCTGGCCACCGCCACCGCAGCTGGCCACCGCCACCACAGCTGGCCACCGCCACCACAGCTGGCCACCGCCACCACAGCTGGCCACCGCCACCACAGCTGGCCGCAGCTGGCCACCGCCACCGCAGCTGGCCACCGCCACCACAGCTGGCCGCAGCTGGCCACCGCCACCACAGCTGGCCGCAGCTGGCCACCGCCACCGCAGCTGGCCACCGCCACAGAAAACGACAGACAGAGAGACAGAGACACCGACAATATTGGCCACCGATGTCAATCGACACGTGGTTTATGGAACAATCGCATAAAATCGGATGGCATATCGCATGCAAGTGCATAATTTACAAGTACTTACGTCGATTCAGGTCGGGATGACATCGTTTCCGCCGCCAAAACATTATCGGACCATGGCGGGGATATGCGAAATTTCGGCCATTATCGATACCCTGCCAGATTTTTGTGTTGAAATAGCCACTAGGTTCCCTCAGAATCCTCCTGAAGCAGCCTCAGCCAGCCTTTGACCTCTTCTTCCCCCTCTAGGGCTATCTGCGCCAGGGTCGCCTCCAGGCAGCGTATCTGAGCCTCTGATAGATCCAAGCCGTAGATCGATGATATCGCCTCCAGAACCTCATGGAGGATGGTTCCTGCTTTGTGCCTTCCTGGGAGTTCTCTATCGACTCCAATCTTCGCTTGCGGGTGGTAGTCAAAATAGCCAAAAAGCTCCGCTTCATCTAAATTCTCCATGTAAATTGGGACATCGACATAACCAATACGCACAGATCCAACCTTGCCCACCACAGTTCACCCCTTTCTTAGCGGTTGTCAGCACGATTACTCTTCCTAGACCTCACAGCCAGGTTTCCATAGGCTGAATTCGTAGGATTGCCATCACGATGATGTACATCCTTGCCGTCCCCCTTGGCAACCAGACCCTTCCGTTGCATCATTCGTCTGGCCTTGGTTCTCCCGGCTCGCTTCTTCTTGTTGATGGCTAGAGCATCGTAGGCTCGCCTCTTCTCTGGTGGATATGGCATGCTCAGCTCCTGTACAGCAAGGTATTAACACTTGTTTACACCTGCTACATTGCAGGTGACCATGAATATTGATGGAATTGGAAATTTTTTCTCCACAAAGGCAAATTTCTATTGACCTTGGTTCTGACATCCCCTATCCTCTATGTATAATGGTAAGAAGTAATAAATAGTCTCTTCAACAACTCCCATTATTGTCACCTAAGCTAACCTACAGTTACCTGTAGTTAACCTACATTGATCCAAGATGGTTCTGATTGCCGCTTGAACCCATTAAAGACATTGGGTTGCTCTCTGAACCTCTCCAGATCCCTGTGCCACAGCTCTGTTTGTCGCTCTTCCATGGCATCGTCTACATCTCGGGCCATCTGGTCTACCCAGTACTGGCAAGCCATGGCTAGGGAGTCCAACCTGTCATCATATTTTAGGCATCCCCGATCCCTGCTCAGCCTGGTGTACTGATACCAGAGCTGGTATTTGTTTGAGTCTTCCCCCGGCTTGTCCTGGGTGGATCGGTAGTCATTCTCGATTAGCTTTCGGTCAACAATGAGCTTGCCCTGGTTCACCAGAGGTTCCAGCACATCAGCCATGCGGAACTCCTTGGTCTTGGTATGTGTCACCTCTTCAACGGTGCAAGGGTAGATCTTCCTCAGCCAGGGCATCAGCAGCTTGGTAGCCATACCTCCACCGAAGTTAGACTCGATGATGATGTATTGCGTCTTGTTCCTCTTGGCTACCTCAGCCAGATGTTGCAGCGTCGAATCAACATAGCCTGCCTGCAATCCACCAGAGTCCACGAGGAATAGCTGGCTATTGATCATCTTGACCACAGCCCAGCTGCACTCGTCACGCCCTTTTCCTGCCGGGTCGATTGCCATGACACAACCCTGATAGGGAACCATGTCACCTTGCACCTTCATAGGCCGATACCAGCGATCACCTTTGAAACCTACGTTGGGCAACTCTTCCAACGCCAGCTCAGGTGAGGTGGCCCTGATAACCTTTTCTGGACCTAGCTCAGCATCGAGATCCATCACGCTCAGGTCTTCCAACCTCAGCGGGAACCTCAGCTCATCTGTGAGGCTGGTGTCCAGCATGAACTGCAAAGCGAACCCGGCTCTACCAAATGAAGCCTCCCGCTCAGCCAGGTCATCGGAGTCGAACCTGTCAGGGTCTGTAGGAGTCCCTGTGCGGCTCTCTGTGAGCTGTTCTGTGATGTAGGGGGCTAACTTACCCTCGTACTTGGTCGCTGCTGTAGCGGGGCTGGGGTAGCGTGCAGGCCAGATGCGGGGTTCGTATCCACGAGCTGGCAGCACTGAGTAGATGGAACCACTGTCCACCTGTGGTGTACCAAGGAAAATGATGCGGCCATTCGGCTTGAGGACAGCATCGTATTCCTTGATCAGCTCGGACATCTTGTCCCGCTGACCAGAGGTCATGGAGTTGCCTAGATTCTCGATGTCATCGGCAATCAAAAGGTCAGCACGAGAACCTGTGATCGCACTGGTCGCACCCAGGCTACGGCACGAGGGTGCATGAGAGGCCATCGCTGGCCCAACGTCGAATGCGATCTTGGAGGATCGCTGATCATCGTGAGGCTTGAGGTGTTGTAGCTCAGGCATCTCTTCGATGAGTCGCAACGTGAAGGTACTGAAATCGTCAGCTCTGGTCTTACTGGCTGAGATGACCAGCACATTAAGGTTGGGGTTCATCAACAATTGATGACATGCGAACACTGACGTTAGCCAGCTCTTGCCCACTCCTCGATAACCCATGATCAGCATTCGCCTGGGGCCATGCTGAATCCAGCTGGAGATGTCATATTGAATGGGAGTAGGATCGGGTAGACGCAGATGCTTCCACGCCAGGTACACGAGGTTGCGGAAATCCGCTAACTCATGCTTGTCTGATTCGTTGGTTTCCATCGTCATCAAATGGGAGGCTCGATGCGAGGTTCAGCATCGGCTTGTTGTTGGAGGCTTCGCAATCAATACCGTTGTCACGCAGGAATTGCCGGGCTACGCTCAGGTCTGCACTTGACGCTTCACCCGATTGAATCTTGGTAAGCAGATCCTGGCATAGGGCTTGATGTATCTGTTTTAGAATATCTTCACTCATCATCTGGAATGTCCTCTTCTACAATTAGTTCAAACCAATTTTTGGATCTGCCCCGGAAGCCCTTGTCTGTGATTTTGTAGAACGTGGCCTCATTTTCAATGGCTTTCTGAACAATTATATACCCAGGGTTAGCCCATCCTGCGTCTGGCCCACTACCACCACCTTTGTATTCGCTTACGCTAATATCGGTTGTACCGGGAACCTCCAAAACTCGTTCGTAAGCCCCAGTAGCTGAGAAAGCTGCGGATTGTGCAAACTCAATATCAGCCATATGGGAAGCCAGCTCTGCATCAGATTGGATTTTTGTCATTACCCACCTCTCACTTGAACACTTAGTGTATTTACGTTAGTCCACGCTTGTGGGTGTACCAAATCTATGTTTGGGGATGCGTTATCAGCGTCTGGAGCGGAGAACAAGGCAGCGTGATCACTAAGATCAACTGGAGTGGAGGCCGTGCCTACTTCGGTTTCTGTGGGGATATCTGCACCATTATTCTTCGTAAAGAAGCACGGCTGATGGATGGTTCCATGCCATCCGTAAGTTGTCTCATTCTTGGCTCCAAATCCTATTTGCCCCTCACCCTCATATGGTGTCCCAATTCCACTAGAAGTCTGTGCTAGTGTTAATGCATCATCGCCTTGGCCCCAGTAAAGCCGCATTGTGCCATCGATCACATACCAATAAATCAGGGTTTCAGCCGCAACCAGAGTTGGCATGAAGTCCGCTATCGAAAACATTCCCGCTCCGCTACCAGAAAGGGTGCGGCACTGAAAATACCCATCACTACGCATTCGCCCAAAATAGAATGATTTTTGCGTACCTGTCTCGTAATCGTTCCAAATCCATCGCTCTCCAGATGCGAAAGTTGCGCCCAACTTTACCCTGGCAAGTATCCCAAATTCGCTCATGTCAGGATCTTCAGAGTATGACCAATCACTATCGCTCATGGTTAGGCATTGCAACCCGGTTGTCTCGTCTGACCCAAAAACGTATTCATTAACTGGGATACCTCCACCACCTCCACCACCTCCACCACCTCCTCCTGAAGGAGCAGACACCTTGGATGACCCAGGACTTGGGAACGGCAAATGTAGTAGACCCATTACTCAGGCTTTCTAAATATTTGGTATTCCACAACATCTCCAGCATTGAAGCCAGTTAGATACAGTAGATTGGCATTTTTTATAGGGAAGACCACGCCTTCGTAGCGGTCTGCGACCAGAGCCACACCGCCTACATTGTTGGAGACACTGCTTGTGCCGATGAGTATGTCTCCATCATTCACGCCTGCGGAATGATTTGCGGTAGGGGCGCATAGCCACACATACTCGCAAGGGATATCGGAATCCGTTAGTTGAACCGTGCCTGACCCAACGACCTTGGAACCTTGAGATTGCTGTTCTACGGTTCCTCCGAATGTTCCTACTTCCTGCCCTTTAACTGGATTTGTCCAGTGTTCTCTTTCTCCTGAGCTGTTTATGGTTACTGCCATTTTAATTTCCCTTGAACAAGAATTGAATAATAACACTGATAAGGAGTGCGGCTGCGGATGACCAACCCAGTACCCATGCCTTAGATGTTTCCAGAATCCTAATACGTTTCTCATGCTCTTGCAGCTCTTGAGTTTGCTGCTTCATTCCCGCAATCAAGCTATCCACTTTCCCCTCTAGTCTTCCCAGCATGTATTTAATATCCTCATCGTGTGGCATTAGACTAATCTCCCAAGGCTGCGGTTTAGGCCGCCCCTGACCCGCATTGGACTTGGAGAGGTGGCGTGATAAAACAAATCACTAATTTCTGATTCGTTCAGAACCCTATCCCATGCTGCAACCTGCGACATAGACCCTATCGTGCCTCCAGGTGATGAGCTATATGCACGCATGCCCCAGATCTGCATGGCCGCAGATGAAAGGGGTTGTTCGCCGCTGGGCGGCATCGCATCACCGACAGCGTCCACTGACAAGGCCAGCCTACCATTCAAATATGCCTTTACTCCATCTGTGATGGTTTCACCCAGATCTGTCATTGGCATGGTAACCGTCCACATATTCCATTTTGTAGCATCCCAATCGTAAGCTATTATGTTGTTCTCGTTGTAGTTTGATAGGTCAGCGTGTGTGTGTTTGAATTTGATTTTTAGTTTTTGTTCACCATCTGCATATTGCTCGCCAAACATCAGGTGCTGCTGAGCTGTGCCAGATGACACACAGGAGGTCAGATAGTGCCTGGTTCCTGTAGTCAATTCTTCGGCACATTTTATCCACATGTTCCATGTGCAATTATGATCCCGCCCTATGGGAACTAGGTGATCTCGTGTCCAACCGTCATCACCAGAGTGCATGAAAGTTGGGCCTACCTCTGAGGTAGCCCAATTCTCGGTACACAGGTTCGCTCCCCCGGTAATTGGGCCAGCTGACCTGTTATGCTTAATCCATTTGGAGTCTTCACCCAGCACACTAGTGTATCCATAATGGTAGCAAGAGGAAGCGGAAGATGGGATTTCCGAGCCTGTTCCATCGGTGCATGCGTCCTCGTTGCTCTTCCGCTGATACTCATCGTGAATGTTCAGATACGACCAGACAAACATAGGGGAAGAGTAGGAACCTGGTGGGTACATTCCGCAGTTTGCGCTCCCGGTAGGAGGCCACCTGACCCTATCAAATGTCCAGCAGTAAGCTGGGTTCAATGACTTTACAAAGTCTATGTAGGTGCTACTCATCGTCATCGCCCTCCCAGTACTGCCAGTTAGTCTTCAGGTAGTCAGAGAATATCTTGTAGGTGCTAAAGAACGCATAACCCACTTCATCCTCCACAAACGATTTGTAATGGCAGGGAATCAGTGCATATGCTCCATCAGAGGACACTTTTAATGACGCTATCGCCATGTCTTGGCTGGGGAATCTCTGGGTTATTTCTTTGTAGTGGGGAAACCTGTCCTCAAGATATCCAACAGGATCTTCAGTGTCTTGCGGGATGGGAACAACTGCCATCATCAGACAAGTCTCCAGAACAGGTTTGCATCTGTTGCCGCTAAGAAGTTTGAAGTTGTAACAGCTCCATCGCATTTTATGTTTATTGCAATGTATGCAGCCCCTTGGCAATCTAATAGCGCGCTTGCCATATGCCCATCAAGCTCAGGGTTGGTGACCTTTACTGCTGGGTCACCATTCAGTTTGATGATTGTTTTGCCTAAAGACGAACCTGAATCCGGGTCAGAGTAGGATGTGTCTGCATCCACGCCTGCCGCCATATCGCCAAGGCATACATCTGCCGTGAAAACCGATGAGGGAATGTAGGTGTCTGTGGAACCACCACTAGATGTTTTAATCTTCTGCCATCTGTAGACAGAGACACGGAACCCATCGTCTGACTCAGCTCCCGCAAACATCAGTTCTAGGAAGTTGGCGTATCCTGGCTCAATCACCAGAAGTCCTGTTGCTGAGTTGGTGACAGGAGCGGAGTCTGCTGCTTCGGGGGCATATGCGGCAGTGTTTGTGGAATTAGTTGACCACCCTATCTGCCACTCTGTAGGCTGAGTGACCAGCCTTGTTGTTTTAGCCATTTTGTGACTCCTTTAAAATTCTTTTGTGATTGCGATTAGTGTGAAGATATACCCCTCTGCTTGTGTAGCATCGTCATTTTCTCCCAAATCTCCACTACTCTCAGCGTAGGCTTCCAACCTGATGTGTCGTGTTGCTGCTAATACTAGTCTGGCGAACCCGGTAGAGTTTGAGGTACTGTTTCCTGCGGCTCCTGCCCTGATCATTGTCCCCACACCAGATGTATCCAGGTCTGCTGAAAACCCGACATCACTCGCTTGCCGTAAGCGTGTCATAGATCTGTTCATGTCTAAACCGAATATCT